AAGTAAGGGTTACAGATACAGTCCCAGATTGCATGTAGACATCTGGGGTAACAGTTGGAGTACTTGATGTTTGATAAAATTAAAAACGTATTTAAAAAGAAAGAAGAACCTAAGCCTAAACAACAGCGCAAGTCTAAAAAGTCTGAAAAAGACATAGCAACGGATAAGAAAGAACCTTGGGTAAACGTATTACAAGTAGAACTTGATCCTGAAAACCCAGGCAACGGCAGTTTTGAACTGGACTGGAATGACTACTTTGTTGCAAAACTTGTTAAGTCAGGATACCAAGGTAAAACAGATGAGGATATTGTTGATAATTGGTTTCAGGATATATGTAGGCATGTTGTACTGGAAACATATCAACAGTATGACGCAAATAACACTGGCGACCGAGTAAGCAAAAAAGACTTAGGTGGCGGAAGGACAGAATATAATTAACATGGGCATGGTGCCACGTAACCATGTAGTAGAAAAAACACCATGGGAAGAATGGTTTGCATGGAGACCGGTTAAAACAATAGAAGGTGAAACTATTTGGTGGCGTAGATGCTACAGGAGACATGTAAAGTTTTACCATAGTGTTATCCCCAACCAATGGCAATATGCCAATATTTTTACTATACTAAAATGATATTATATACAAACGGTTGTAGCCACGTAGCGGGTGCAGAAGCATTGAACACCTATTGTTTTGCTGAAGATGATTCAAAATACTTTTATCTAAGACGCAAACCTCATCCAGAAAATTTGGCAGTAAGTTTCAGTGCTATATTAGCTAACCTGCTTCAGGCACGGTTGTATTGTGATGCTGAAAGCGCCGCTAGTAACGACAGGATTGTTAGAACTACGCAGGAGTTTCTTAAAGGTAACTACAGGAAGCAAGTTAAGGAAGAAGTGTTTGTGTTAATAGGCTGGACTACCTGGGAACGTGAAGAATGGTTACACGAAGGCGAGTACTATCAGGTTAACAGCAGTGGGCTAGATGCTCTTCCTGAACCGTTGCAACTGCGGTACAAGCAGTGGATAGTAGAGAACGCAACTAACTGGCAACAGCATCAACAAAAATGGCATCAAAAAATATGGGACCTACATTGTGAACTTGATGAACAAAATGTTAAACACTTGTTCTTTAACAGTCATATAGCATTTAGTTTAATTAATGACCAGAAAGACTGGGGCAATAACTACGTAGATCCTTACTCGGAATCTCAATCGTTCTTTAACCTATTGAACACAAAAGGATTTAAAGTGAGACCCAGTGTTGCCGCTGAAGCAGGTGGCGGACATTACTTGGCAGATGGTCATCAAGCCTGGGCACATCATCTTTTACCGCACTTGACAAAAGCACTAAGTTAGCCTATAATAACTGCTATGAGATACTTAATAGTCGACTTAGCAAACACGTTCTTTAGAGCCCGCTACATTGCACATCGTGGGTCAGATCAATGGACCAAACTAGGCTTTGCAGTACACCTAACATTAGCTAGTATTGCCAAAGCCTGGAGAGACCAAGCCGCTGGACATGTAGTAATTTGTCTAGAAGGTAGATCCTGGCGTAAAGACTTTTACGAACCCTACAAGAAAAATAGAAAAGCGGCACGTGATGCATTAACTGAAGCAGAAGCAGAAGAAGATCAACTGTTTTGGGATACATTTGATGACATCAAAACATTCCTAACTGAGAAGTCTAACTGTACTGTTATTCGACATCCTGAACTAGAAGCGGATGACTTAATTGCTGGTTGGGTACAAGCACACCCCGATGACCATCACACTATTGTATCTAGTGATACAGACTTCCAACAACTGCTATCAGAAAACGTAAATCAATACAACGGTATTACAGACCAGCTCTGGACTGTAGAAGGGGTGTACGATAAAAAAGGCGAGCTTGTTTTAGACAAGAAAACTAAAGAGCCTAAAGAAGTTAATCCTAAATGGATGTTGTTTGAGAAGTGCATGCGAGGCGATACTAGTGATAATGTGTTTTCAGCATACCCAGGTGTACGTAAGAAAGGCAGTAAAAATAAAATAGGTTTGTTAGAAGCGTTTGAGGACAAAGACAAAAAAGGTTTTAACTGGAATAACATGATGTTACAACGTTGGACAGACCACAATGGTGAAGAACACAGGGTGTTGGATGACTATCAGCGTAATGTAACACTTGTAGATTTAACTGCACAACCAGATGATATTAAACAAAAGATAGCAGTAACAATTGCAGAAGCAAGTGAAGTAAAGTCTGTAAGCATGGTGGGCGCAAAATTCCTTAAATTCTGTGGTAAATACGAATTAAACAAACTGTCAGATGAAGCGCAAAGATATGCAGATTTATTGGGCAGTCCATATCCTAACTAAAAACTAAATACTTTTATGTTTACATCAATTAAAGTAGGAATAATCATAGCGATTATTACCGCAGTTGGCGGTGGGGCGTTATACGTTAAGAACTTGCGTTCAGACTTGGAAACCTCTAGAATAAATCAGAAACTTCTCGAGCAAACAGTAGAAGAGCAAAAACAACTGTTGGCAGTGAAAGAGAAGGATATTGCTCTGCAAAAAGAAATTAGCAAAGAGCTTGAAGCAAGTAGGAAAGCCAGCGATAAAAGTATTGCTGATTTAAACGAACGCCTTAATAAAGTAAACGAAGCGACAGGCAAGCAACGTGATATCAACAAAGCCGCAGTTCGTAAAACCAAAATGGTTACTAAAATTATTAACAATGCCAGTAAAAACGTAATGCGCTGTTTAGAAATTGCTAGTGGTAGCCCACTTACACCAGATGAGTTAGCGGCTACTAAAAAGAGCGAAGCAAACAACGAGTGTCCTGACTTAGCAAACCCTAACTACGTACCTAAGGAGAAGCCATGAGATATCTAGTAATTTTATCCTTAGTGTTCCTTACAGGATGTTCGATGTTTAGTAAGCGTGAGCCAGAGATTGTTATAAAAACAAAACTGGTAGAGCGTACACCTCTTAACTTAGAGCAACCTGCTCCGCTACGTTTAAAAAATGCAGACTGGGTTATTGTTACAGAAGCAAACATAGACGAGTTAATTAACGAACGTAAAAAGAATCCTGACGATTTTATTGCGTTCTATGCTCTAGATGATACTGGCTATAAGACACTTGCAGTTACCATGCAACAACTATTAGCGATGATTAGAGAGCAAAGACTTATCATTGCAAAGTATAAGGAGTACTACGAGCAAACAGACCGTAGCACTCCCGAAACTGAAACTAAAGAATAATTACTTTAAATCTTTAGACTTTAAAACTGGCAGATCAATCATACGATCTATCATTTCTTTACGCTCTACTTTGCCTAGTGGAATCATACCAGCATCTGACAGTACTCCGTCATCGCCCCAGTGCTTTAACCACTCTGACATATACTCTTCAATTCCTGGAACAACACCAATGTGCTGGTGTTTAACGTAGAAGTAAAGAGCACGTGATGCTTTGTACTCGCCACTGCCAATTGCTTCAAATGTTGGCTCTACACCATCAAGTACAGCACCTTGAACAGAATCTGAATTTTGATCCAAATAACTGAAACCAAAAATACCATATGTTGTTTTATCTTCATTTAACTTTTGAACAATCAAGTTATCTTGTTCGCCTGCTTCAATGTAAGCACCATCTGTACGCATAGCACGACACTTCTTGCCTTTCTTGTCGCCACGCTCTGCACTTAGTTTCTTTGCAACTGGATCTTTACCGCAGTATGCTTTTTGATTAATCAGCTCAACAAAACTAGCACGAGTGCCTGATGTTGTTGGAGGACCATATACTCGAATCTCCACGTCAGGATATGCTGGGTTTAGGTCTGACCACTTCTTGTAAGGATTAGCAATCCAAGCAGTTCCATCTGCATTAGGAACTTCTGCGGTTAATGCTTTTCCTAAGTCACTACGACTGATAACTAATCGCTCACCTTGTTTACTGTTAGCAACTACAATTCCATCGTAACCAACTTTGATTTCTGTAAGTTTAACACCATTGTCATCACAATACTCGAGTTCCTTTACTTTCATTCTAGAACTTGCATTACCAATGTCAATAAACTGTGTACCAATGCCATCACATACACCTTTCTTACCAACACTTGAACCACCTGATTCTACTACTGGTGTTTTGAATTTTGGATTTTGTCCCAACTTCTCTGCCACGATTGTAGCAAATGGAAATACGGTTGAAGATCCAGCAATACTAATATAATCTCTTGCTGACGCAGTTGATGTCATAGCGAATGCTACCAGTGCTACTGCTAAAGTTTTTTTCATTTTTTACTTTTTCCTATATTAAATGTACATCATTGTGCAATCGTGCATTGCACACGATTATTTAAACATAATAGTGTTACAGTAATATTACAGTAACATTAAGATTTTGTTACTTTGGTAGGAATATTCTTGCGGAAGGGTAATCACCTGTGATAACACTGGTGCTGTTGCGTATGGATTCTGGGAAGTAATCATCTAGAGCAACAGGTGTAAACTTGTAGCGTTCATCTGTTTGTATAATGCCATGTCCTTTGCGTATGCTTTCTTCAACATCCAATTGATTCAGTATCCACGGATCGTTGGTTTCGTCATGTGCAAAACTGGCAATTTTTTGTTTGGCAAAATCTTCATTGCCAAAATATGTAAAGTGCCATCCTGCATGTTCTATCATTTCTACATTAGCGTCTTTGTGGTTATAGGGAAAGCCTTGCAGTTGATGTCTTGCTCGTCTAAAGTCTTCTGGGTTGTCCAACAGTTTCTTCCTACATGCACTGCTCCATACAACATAGTTATCCTGATTGGTAAGCATGTAGTTGAACCTAAAATTAAACAAGGGCATTCTAAATGGCCATATACTGGCACTGCTTGCTCTTAGTCTGGCTATGGTTTCAGTTCTGGG